AAGTGGGCAGTGGATGGAGTCACGACACGGCTCATGACATCTGATGGTCTGCACCCCAGCCCGAACGCTGCTGCTCTCATGGCGGCTGACATGCGCAGTCTTTACGCAACCCTGTGAGCACTATGAAACACCTCATCGCCCTCATCCTCTCCCTGTTCGCCATCTCGGCCCAGGCCCAAAGCACCGAGCTTGCCCCGCAGCATCCGTGCTACCTCAACAACAGGCTCAGCTATGACGAATGCTGGAGCGCACCCAACTACCCGGCCCTGAACAAGGCTGTGTCGGTGACGAACGTCACGACGACCGCACCGGATGGCAGTGTGCTGATCGACAGCACGTTCCACATCCAGAGCCGCACGGCCGGCATCGGTGGCGCCAAAAGCACCGCGCCCAAGGTCTCGCCGCTCAAGGCCAAGTGGACTGCACGCACGCAACTTGCCTCTGGCACCTACCGGTTCAAGGCGCAGGTGACGGCAGTGTGTACGAACGCCACCGCTTCCAACGAGCCGACTGACCAAGCCGTGATCCTGAACGTCGGCCCGATCAGCACCGTGACACCGTGGCAGCAATTCACGAGCGGCGTGCCGAAGGACTTCGATTTCACGGTGAAGTACGACCGCGTGTACGCCTATGACTCGGTGTACTTCACGTTCGGCCTGAACACCAACCCGCCGAAGGCTTCCGATGGCAAGGATCAGTTCGGCTGCAAGTACAGCCTCACGAACCTGAGCCTGACCACTGCGGCGCTCATCCAGCAGTAACCCCATGTCCTCTCGAACCGCAACCCAAGTCTCGGCCCAGGCCCAAAGCACCGAGCGGTATGCCGACTGACAGAAAGGCTGACCCTGCGATGTACGCCAGGGTCTTCGAAGGCCACCACGAAGGCGCGCAAGTGCTTGAAGACCTGACAAGGCGTTTCGGTGGCCGGCTGTTCGTCAAGGGCGGTGAGGAGGGGCGCAGGCAGACCGACTACAACCTTGGCCGCCGTGAGGTGCTGGACTTCATCATCAGCATGGTCAACCAGGCGAACGGCATCGAGCAATCAGAGGACAACGAGCCATGAGCATCACCACCGCCGTCTGCGACACCTACACCCAATAGGTGATGCAGGGTGTGCACACCGACACCGACACGTACAAGGTAGCGCTGATCAAGCCGGCCAGCTCCGGCGCCCATGGTGCCGCGACCACCACAACCGTGAAGCGCGACTACGTAGAAATTCCCCAACCGTGCCGGCTCTCATCAGATCAGCGCCGGCACTTCAACTCAAGCGAGGTTTGAGATGTTCAAACGGAGGTTCCATGTTCTCCAGAATGAAGCGGGCGATTCAGGCGCGGCGGGTGGCGCAGCAGGCGATGGAGCAGCAGGCGGTGCGGCTGACGGCGGCGCTGGCGCGGCAGGCCAAGGCGGCGGTGACGGTGCGGCAGCTGGCGCTGGTGCAGGCGCTGGCTCAGCACTGGCTGCCGGCGCGGCTGCGGCGGGTAGTGGAGCAGCAGCTGCAGGCGCAGCTGGTGGCGCTACCGATCCGAATGCCTGGCTCCCCGAGAAGCACCGCGTCTTCGGCCAAGACGGCAAGACGCTCGACCTCGAAGCGTCGGCGCGCAAGGTAGCCGAGGCCTATGGCCACGCCGAGAAGCGTATCGGCTCGGGCGACATGCCACCCAAGACGGTGGAGGAATACAAGGTCAACGTGCCCGAGGCCATGGCCGAGAAGATCAAGGCCGAGGATCTGGCCAAAGACCCGATGCTGCAGGCCTTCATGAAGGACGCGCACGCGGCAGGCCTGACCCAGAAGCAGCTCGACATGGCGGTGGGCGCATTCCTGGAGCGCGCCCCCCAGCTGGCCGGCGGATTCAAGCAGCTAAGCACGGAGGAAGCGACGGCAACGCTGCGCGAGACCTGGAAGACCGACCAGGAGTTCAACACCAACGTTCAGGCTGCCTACCGCGCCGGCTCGGCCTTCGGCGACATCGACAAGCTGATGGGCAAGTACGGCAACGATCCCGACTTCATCCAGTTCGCGGCCAATGTGGGCAAGGAGCTCTCCGAGGACACCGGCGCTCCGGCTGGTGCTCGCGTGACCGTTGAGGACGTGGAGGCACTGGCCCGTTCCGAGGCCTACCTGAACCAACGCCATGCCGACCACGCGGTGACGAAGGCGCGCGTCGAGCAGGGCTTCCAGCGCCTGCACGGTGATGCGCCGAAGAAGCCGGGGACCATCGTCATCAACACCTGATGGCATTCACGTCTGAGTGCGGTCTGGATTGCGACCGTCACTCAGACGCACATTGCGGGCACTCGGCCCACAGTGGCAATGTGGACACCCGGGATTGAATGCCCGTCACGCTGCGGTAGCCGGCAGAAGGTGATGTACCAGGGCCCCGCAAGGGACACCCCGCTGAGGCGAACACCCGTTCAACTCTCGGAGTCATCACATGAGCTTCCAAATCACCGAAGCGATGGTGCAGCAGTACGGCACCAACTTCCGCACGCTGTACCAGCAAAAGCAAGCCCGTCTGCGCCCCTGGTGCCAGATCGAATCCGGCATCGTCGGCCAGTCGAAGTCCACCGAGCGCATCGGCGCCGCCGAGGCCTACGACATCACCTCGCGCCACAGCGACACCAAGTTCGTCGAAGTGCCGCACAGCCGGCGCTGGCTCGACCTGGCCGACAAGGGCTGGGCCGAACTGATCGACAAGCTGGACAAGGTGCGCTTGCTGACCGATCCCACCAGTGGCTATGCCGCGCTCGCCGTGGCCGCGCTGAACCGCAAGATCGACGACGCCATCATCACGGCTGCCCGTGGCAATGCCCGCAGCAACGCCGGCTTGATCGCGCTGCCGTCAACCCAGAAGGTGGCTGTCGGTGGCACCAGCCTGACCCTGGCCAAGCTGCTGACCACGAAGGAAATCCTGGACAGCAACGAGGTGGACGACGACGCCTCGATGGCGATGGACGGCCAAAGCTCCAGCGAGAAGACCGCCCGCGTCATGGTGGTCAACGCCAAGATGCTGACGAGCCTGTACGGCACGACCGAAATCAAGTCGGTCGACTACAACTCGGTCAAGGCGCTGACCCAGGGCCAGATCAACACCTTCTTGGGCTTCACCTTCGTGCGCACCGAGCGCGTGCAGAAGGACGGTACGGCCACCACCGGCTACGCCACCGCCTGGTCGCGCTCCTGCGTGGCCCTTGGCATCGGCCAGGAGATCACCACCTCGATCGATCGCCGCCCGGACAAGAACAACGCCTGGCAGGTCTTCGCGGACATGTCGATCGGCGCCACCCGTCTGGAAGACGAGGGCGTGGTCGAAGTCGCCTGCGCCTGATCCGCAACCCTCAACGGAGAAACAGACATGGCACTCTTTCCTGCCGACATCCAAAGCATGATCGACGGCCCGGCCTATGGCCAGCCGCTGGTCACCCGCATGAAGTCCAACCGCATGGGCGGCCGCATCCGCTATGCGGGCTTCATGTTCAAGGCCCCCGCTTCCGGCACCGCGCCGGCCATCGGTGACAAGATCGTCTGGGGCAAGTTGCCCGTGGGCGCTCGCGTCCTCGGCCACCTGTCGCGCCTGGACTTCAACGCCGGCACGGCCTCGTGCACGCTGAACCTGGGCGACCAGTTCCAGGCGGCGCGCTACCTGGCGGCCACCGCGATCAACGCGGCCGGCACGGCAACCCCCAGCGCAGCTGTGTTCAGCACCACGGCCACGGCCGATGTGACGATCAACAACACCGTGCTGACGGGCGTGAAGGGTCTGGGCGCGTTCACCATCCACGCAGTGATCACCGGCACGGGCATCCCGACCGGTGCCTATGTGACGGCGGTGGACAAGCAGGCCCGCACGGTCACCATCAGCGCGGCGGCCACGGCCACCAACGCGGCGGTGTCGATCACCAGCTACGGCGGTCCGTTCGAGACCACCGACGACAGTTCGAACGTGGGCAACGGCTACGCCTCGTCCACCGATGACTGCACGCTGATCTCGACGGTTGCGGGCGCCCAGATCGCCAACAACCAGATGATCATGCTGAACGTCGCCTACGTGCTGGACTGATCGCGCAACAGCGCGGCTACTGGGCCCGGTCGCTGTCATAGGCGCCGGGCCTTTTTTCGATTGAAGGGCCCCCGATGTCTGCCACCCCTGTCTCGATCTGCTCCAACGCGCTGCTGATGCTCGGCGCCCAACCCATCAACGACCTGGCCGACAACAACGACCGGGCGCGGCTGGCGTCCAACCTATACCCGCAAGTGCGCAATTCACTGATCCGCTCGTTCCCATGGAACTGCTGCATCACGCGCGTGGCGCTCTCGCCTGACGTCACCACGCCAGCCTTCGACTGGGCCTACCAGTTCAGCCTGCCGGGCGACTTCGTCAAGGCGCTGGCATGCGGTGAAGCCGGCAGCGAGGTGGAGTTCAAGATCGAGGGCCGCAAGCTGCTCAGCGACAGCAACCCCTGCTATCTGCGGTACATCTTCCGCAACGACAACCCGGCCACATGGGACGACGGTCTGGTCAACGTGCTGACGCTGCAGATGGCAGAATCCATGGCCTACGCCATCACGCAATCGGCATCCCTGCGCGACTCGCTGGCCCAGCGCGCGGAGCTTGCCTTCAAGCGCGCCAAGTCGGTGGACGGCCAGGACGACACGCCCGAGACCTTCGGCGACTTCCGCCTGCTGGCCTCGCGCTTCGGCGCCAGCACGATCCCGGGGCAGTGACATGCCGCGCCTGAGCATTCAGCAAACCAACTTCACCGCGGGCGAGATCAGCCCGCGCCTGGTCGGCCGCACCGACATCGACCGCTACAACAACGCGGCCAAGCTGCTGCAGAACGCCTACCCGGTGATTCACGGCGGGGCCAAGAGCAGGGGCGGGACGATCTATGTGGCGGCCACCAAGGACAGCGGCGCCAAGAAGTCTCGGTTGATCCCCTTCGGTTTCAGCCGGGACGATGCCTACATGCTGGAGTTCGGCGACAGCTACCTGCGCGTCTTCAAGAACGGCGCATCGCTGGGCGTCGAGGTGGCCACGCCATACACCGAGGCGATGCTGCAGGACATCGACTACGTGCAGGGCGCCGACACCATGTTCCTGGCGCACCCATCGGTGCCCATCCAGCGCATGCGGCGCTTCTCCGACGTGCTGTGGGACCTGTCTGACGCGCCGTTCATCACCACGCCTTTCGACGAGCAGGGGCACGCATTGGCCGCCGGCCTCACGCTGTCGGCTGCGACCGTGGGAGCAGGGCGCACGGCCACGGCCGATGCGGCCGTGTTCCTTCCCAGCGATGTGGGCCGCCAGCTGGTGAGCGGGTCGGGCCTTGCCGTGGTGACCGGCTACACCGACAGCACGCACCTGACCGTCACGATCTCCATCGCCTTCGCGGGCACGGCGCTGGCCTCTGGCGTCTGGTCGCTCGACGCATCACCTCAGGCGATTGCGGTGCCCAGTGCCAAGGATCCGGTGGCGAGCTCGATCACGCTCACCGGAGCATTGAGCCGCGCCGCGTCGATCACGCTGGCAGCCAAGACAGGAACCGGCATCGCCCTGACTGCCACAGCCTCGATATTCACGGCTGGCGACGTGGGAAAGACTCTGTACGCCGACAGCGGCGTGGCCACCATCACGGCCCAGACCGGCACGGGCGCTACGCTCACGATCACCACCGACTTCGCCAGCCTGACCTATGCCCAGGGCGGCTATGGAATCACCGACAGCGCCTGGCGCGCGGAGGACGTCGGCAAGTTCGTGCGCATCAATGGCGGCCTGGTGAAGATCACCACATACACGTCGGCCAGCGCAGTGCAAGGCTTGATCATCAGCAGCATGACCGGCATCGTGGCATCGCCGCCGCTGGCCTGGTCGCTGGAGTCGTCGGTCTGGTCGGCATCCAACGGCTACCCGCGTACGCTCACGCTTCACGAGCAGCGCCTGGTCGCCGCCGGCTCGACCAAGTACCCGCAGACCATCTGGGGGTCGCGCATTGGCGAGTACCTGGACTTCACCAAGGGCACGAACGACGACGACAGCTACAGCTTCACCATCGCGGCCGACGAGGTGAACCCGATCAGCTTCCTGGCCAGCCTGCGCAACCTGATCGTGCACACCTACGGTGGCGAGTTCAGCCTGCAGGGTGGCGTCGAGAAGCCGATCACCCCGACCAATGTGCGCATCCGGCCCGAGTCGGCCCACGGCTCCAAGGGTGTGCGGCCCGTGCTGATCGGAAAGGAATCGGTGTTCGTGCAGCGCGCGGGCCGCAAGGTGCGCGCCATGGGCTACGGCTACGACATCGACGGCTACCGGGCGCCCGACCTCTCAGTGCTGGCCGAGCACATCACCGACAGCGGCGTCACCTGCCTAGCCTACCAGCAGGAACCCGACCTGATCCTCTGGGGCGTGCGCGCAGACGGCACGCTGCTGAGCTGCACCATCGACCGCGAGCAGAGCGTGATTGGCTGGGCCCGGCACTACACCGATGGCGCCTTCGAATCGGTGGCCACCATCCCGGCCGGCGACCGTGAGCAGACATGGGCCATCGTTCGGCGCACGGTGGGCGGCGTCTCGGTGCGCTACATCGAGCGTTTCGACGAGACTTTCGAGCCCCTGCTGGCTGCCGCGCCATCCGGCTATCCGCCGCTGACACCGAACCCTGTCTTCGGCTGCACCGTGGATTGCGCGGTGTCTGTGGATAACTCGGCAGGGCAAACCGTCTTCACTGGCCTTGGCCACCTCGAAGGCAAGACCGTCGCGGTGCTGGCCGACGGCGCCGTGATGCCAGCGCAGACCGTGACGGGCGGCCAGATCACCCTCACGCGCAAGGCCTACCGCACGCTGATCGGCTTGCCGTTCACCGTGAAGATCGGCCTGCTGATCCCCGAGGTGGGCACAGGAACCGGCACGGCCCAGGGCAACAGCATGCGCACCAGCGAGCTGACGCTGCGCCTGCTGAACACCCTGGGCGCCAAGGTGATGGACGAAGAGGGCAACGAGCAGGTTTTCCCATTCCGCAAGTTCGGGACCGAGATCCTGGACCAGCCTCCAGAAGCCAAGTCAGAGAACGTGCGCATTGAGCTGTTGGGCTGGGCCAGGGGCGCCAGCAGCCTGACTGTGGTGCAAGACCAGCCTCTACCGCTGCACCTGCTGGCCGCCGTGCGCAAATTCCAGGTGAACGACTGATGCTCACGATCAGCAGCCCCGCAGAACCAGGCTCGGTCGATGAACTGGCCCAGGCCATGCACCCTGACGATGCGGACGAGCTGGCGGCAGCCGGGGTGAGTGTGGCCGATGCGCTAGCCGGCCAATCCCTGAGCGCGCTGCGCTGGAGCGGCCGCCTGGTGGCGCTGTTCGGCTGTGTGCAGCAACCGGCCGGCGCTGGGGTGCCGTGGATGCTCTGCACCAGCGCATTGCAGGACGTTCCGCGCCAGGCCATGGCAGCTATTTCTGCCCACGTGGTTGCCAACTGGATGGGCGTGCACACGGTGCTGCAGAACATGGTGCACCGGCGCAATGCCCGGGCGCTTCGCTTCGTGCGCTGGCTTGGCTTTCAAGTCCACCCGGAGCCCGTTGGCCCCGGTGGTGAATTCTTCCTTTTCTCGTGGAGGCGCGATGTGTGATCCCGTTTCTCTGGCCCTGGCAGGGTCAAAGGCCTATGGCTCGGTGATGGAGGGCCAGATGGCCAAGGGCCAGGCCGAGATGATGGCCGGCCAGTCCGAATACCAGGCCAAGGTGGAGCAGCAGAACGCGCTGGCCACGGCCGGGATCATTCGGCGCGCCGGCCGCAAGCAGATCGGCCAGGCCACAGCAGGCTTTGCGGCCGCCGGTGTGAAGGTTGGCGAGGGCAGTGCGGGCGAAGTGGAGCGCCAGATAAACCAGGACGTGGAGCACGACGCCTTCCAGGCCCTGCTTGATGGCGGCCGGAGAGCGCGCGGCCTGGAGCTGGACGCCAAGCTCTCACGCATCCAAGGCGACCAGGCCGAGAAGGCGGGCTACCTCAACGGTGTCACCTCATTGCTGGGCAGCGCCGCCAGCTTTGGCCGCACCAATGGGTGGCGCACTGGCGGGCCCGGGTTCTCTGGCCAGCAGGCGCCGGCACCGGTTGAAACGCGCCAGATCAACATCATCCCGGGGAGGGGCTGACCATGGCACAGATCCCGATGGGCAACTTCGGCCAGTCCGTGGCCAGGCCTGGGCCCATGGTCAATGCGCCTGGACCGAGCCCGCTGGCTGGCGCCACGGCCAAGTTCCTGGGAACATCCGAGGGCATCAACAACGACCTGATGGCCGAGGAGACCAAGCAGCGCGAGGCCCAGATGCGCGCCCAATCCACTCTGGTGCTGGCCAAGACGCAGAACGACCTGCACGATGTGCACGACGAGGTGGCGCGCGGCGTTCTGGACGGCAGCATCCCCACCGAGAAGGCCTCGGCAGAGTTCACCGACCGAATCAGCAAGGTGCGGTCTTCGGCGCTGGAAGGCCAGATGCCAGACCAGCGAACAGTGATGGATGGCCACCTGGAGCGGGTGACTGGATCCCTGCAGCGCAACCTGCAGGGCGTGGTGTCTCAGCGACTGCAGCAAGACACGGCCGGCGCCATTGACCAGTTCGGCGAGCAGATGAGCCGCGAGGCCATGCGCAGCGGCCCGGCGGCTGCCGTCCAGCGCTTCGGCAGCATGGTGGACTTCTCAGGCCAAGCCGCCGGCCTGAACCCCGAGAAGCAGGGCCGGATGAAGCAGGCATTCAGCGAGCGCGTGCATGCCAACTTCTACGAGCAGGCCGGCCTGGGATCGCTTGAGAAGGGCGACATCGAGGGCTTGCGCACGCTGCGTGAGCAGATCACCGGCCCCGATGGCGACCCGCTGGACCCTCAGAAGCGCAACCAGCTGCGCCACCAGTTCTTCACCTGGGAGCGCCAACTGCAGGCCAAGAACGAGCGCGACCTGGATGCATCAATGCAAGTGGCCGAGAAGGAACTGAAGAAGCTGCAGGAGTTCGTGACCGAGGGCATGGCGCCTGATCTTTCCTACCAGGCCAGCATCCGCGCCACCATGCGCGGCACACCCTATGCCGATGCGGCCGAGAGACTGATCGAGGCCGGCAACACTGGGGCCGGGTTCGGTGCCCAGACACTGCCCAGGCAGGCTGCGGCGCTGGCCGGCAAGGCGGGACAGCCCACCAACCCCGAGGACGCCAAGGCCCTGGCCCAGGCGCGAACCATCCACGAGAAGCAGGCCACCGCCTACAAGGACGACCCGTGGGACGCTGGCGCCAGGTTCCAGCGCTTGCCCAAGGTGGCAGAGCAGCCCATCTTGTCGCCCGTGGGGCTGCTGAAGATCGCGCACGAGCGCATTCCGCTCATGACCAACCTGGAGGCCGCCAGCGGCCAGCCTGCACCACTGCTGCGCACGGGTGAGGTTTCTCAGGCGGTGGAGCAGTTGCGGTCGGCCAGCTTGCGCGAGCGCACAGAAATCCTCGGGCAGATCGGGGCGCTGCTGGGAACGGAGCGCATTGGCGCTTTCGCCGACCAGCTGGACAAGTCGAGCAAGCCACTGGCGCTGACGCTGAAGCTGGGCACCGACCGCACGACATCGGGCCGCATGGCCAGCGAGCTGGTGCAGATCGGCGCCCAGGCCCTGGCCGACAAGACGGTGAAGAAGGACGACAGCGCGCTCTCTGGCTGGAAGGCCGACATTTCCACCCTGGTGCGCGGCACGTTGGGCGATCCGAAGGCTGAGAGCGATGTGATCGAGGCGGCTTACTACATCCGGGCAGCGCAGGAGCTCGACACCGCCAAGGCGCCCGGGTTCACCAAGGGCTTCGGCAG